GATCTTCTGCGCCGCGAACACTCGCAATGTCCCATCCACGGCCGCAGGGAGCCGGAAGCCCCTCGTACCGGCTACGGTCTCGATAGCGAACGTGACCGCTGTCGGCTTGCCGGATTCATAGTCCACCATGATTTTTGTCGCGCCAGCGCGGGCAAGCGCGCCCTGGATCTCGCCGAGGCTCGTGTAGATGTCCACGCCGCTGGTATAATTCTTAATTGCCATTTTGCTTTACCTCTTGAAATTGCCCGCCGCCCGGCAGCTCCCCCAGTGGGGAGCGAAGCCGGTGCCGGTGGCCTTGTGAGGATCTTCCGTGTACTCGCAGGAAATGACCTCGCCGTTAGGCGTGACGATCTTTTTACTGCCGGATCGGGGCTTTTCGATGTAATAGCGCGGGGTGGCGTCACACGGCATGGACTTCCCGCCGGGTGTTCTGATCCAGACGATAGCCGCGCCGCAGCCTTTGCAGGTAGATGCTCTCATTCGTCGGTCGCCTCCCCGAAAAGCGCATGTGTTCCGTCCTGAAGCGCCTTTTCATCGTCGGACATCTCGTAGCCCAGCTTGACGAGCAACGCATAGATGCGGTCCAATTTCTCGTTTTCCTCATGCTCCATGGTGTAGCTGTTCCAGTAGCTGCGGAAATAGCCCTCGGACTTTCCGTCACCCAGGCGCGCATAGATCATTCGCAGGAGCGCCTTTTCAGGCGTCTTGCCGATCGCGTCGGTCACGGCCTGGAGCGTAAATGCGGCATCGTCCTCGCCGTCCTCGTCATCTTCGGCAAATGGTCCAACGCCAGTAGCCTGCATAATTTCCTCTTCGGTTAGCCAGCTGGTATCATCTCGGTATTCAGCGTAAGCCCACAGCGCCACGACATCCGCAAGGCGCTTTTTGATGGCGGCTGCGGAAACGGTAGCCACGAAGTCGGCGCGAAGCTCATAGGCGCGGGCGGTTGCTTCGGACAGCGCCTTTGCTGCGGCGTCCTTTCGCTCCTGTTTCATCTGCTCCTCGCGCCTCTTCGCCTCCTCTTCTGGCGTGGCAGCAGTAGGCTCGTCCTTGACCATCAGCGCTATATAGCCCCACTTTTCAATGCAGAAGAAGTATTCAACGGTATCAGCGTCATCGGGGCGTTCCATCTCAATCTTGCTGCTGACATAGTCACTTTTGACCGTCCTATATCCCGTGCGGCTCTCCACCTGCGTAGCAAAAGCACTCAACAGCTCCACCCATTTCGCCTTGCGCTCGGCTGTGGCCTCGGCATCGATAGCCTGTTTCAGCTTGTACTTGAAGTTCTCGGTGCCGATGTAATCAAGCATTTCATTCTTGCGCTCCGGGCTTTTCAGCTTGTCCAGCTCCATGTACTCGAAAAGGGTGACGCCGCGCTCCTCGGACTTCTTGAATTTGTCCTTATCCAGCTCCAGGAGCTTCACACGGCGCCGGACGGTGGTAGCGGAAAAGCCGGACTTTTCCGCGATGTCCTCGACGGTATCGCCCATGTCAAGCATCATCTGGAAGCCCTGCGCCTGCTCGTAAACGGTCAGATCCGACCGCTGCATATTCTCCGTGAGCATCGTACTCAGCTGCTCCCGCTCCGACATCTCGACCACGACGCAGGGAAGCTCCTCCAAACCAGCCAGCTTTGCGGCCGCAAGACGGCGGTGTCCGATGATAACGCGGTAGCTTTCTCCGTCCCACTTCTTCGTGATTTCCCCGATCAGCGGAACAACGGTGAGGTTTTGGAGTACGCCGTTGACCTTGATGCTCTCGGCCAGCTCGGTCACATCGCCCAGGTCCTTACGGGGGTTATCGGGATGCCCCCACAGTTTACTGACCGGAATGTACTTGATTTCTGCCATAAAACGCTCCTTTCTTACGCCGAGCTTTGCCCCTCGGCTGGGACAGTTTATTATTTTCGACTCATGCCGTTCACGCGGCACCAGTGCCGCTGGGCCTGCTTCTTCCTCGCGGTGCGGCAGGCCGCACAGAAGCGGTTTTCCTTGCGCTCGTAGAAGGTGCCGCCGCACCGTGCGCAATACTGAGGCTGAATACGCCGGAATGCTGTGCAGCTGTCGCAATCCGTACACCCTGCGGAGCATCCGCCAATGTCGTCCCAATTCATGCACATAAACCGCTGCCAGTAAGGATCATAGCCGAGATCGTTCATGCGCTTGCGAAGGACCGTTGCCAGCGCGGATAGATCGCGCCTGACCTGATGGCGGGTGCGGGAGATATAGAAGCCATGACGGACATCCATTTCCGGCGCACCGTGTCCCCACGAGCCATCACCAAGCATTTCCCGCACCTTGTCGGCGTTCTCGGTCAGATAATCGTTGTAGACCTTGGAGCGGACGCACTTTTCGGAACGGCCGACCGCCTTGCCTATGGCAGCGTAGCTGTCGCCGTGGCGGATGCCGTCTGCCAGTATTTCAAAATCCTCGCTGGTCCATGTGCCACGCTTGCCGGTCAGCTCCATCGAAACGGGGCGATCCTTGATGCCGAGGTCACGGCAACGGCGCGCGATCGCACCGTGAGAACGATGCATCATCTCGGAAATTTCCGCCCATGAGTACCTGTGCTTACTGAGTAGCATCTTCAGCCGAGAGTCCTCGTCCTCTCCCCACGGGTCTTTCCTCTGAATGGCGTATGCCTCAAAGTCTTTCTTGCGCTGCTCGGCTACCCAGCCCGGCTCCTCACCGAGCGCCAACGGCTCCATCTTGGAAAAGTCGATGAAGCTGCGGTATCGCTCGGCCCACTCCCAGAACTCTTCAATGTAGACCACCCGAAAGCTGCAGCGGTCAACCTTCTTCGTATGGACGGGTAGGCCCCTGTTTTCCACCCAGCTTTTCATCTTGTAGCCGTAGGAGCTGCTTCCTCCCGTCACTGCCAGCAGGAGTTGATTTAGAGTGACATACTCACCGGCCATCAGCACCGCGCCCAGGCCAAGACGCTGCGCTCTGACCTTGACGGCATTTGTTGTACGGTTGAGCTTCTTTGCGATGGCCGGGACAGAAATCTGCCCCCACTTTTCCATCAAATAATCTTCTTCCTCGGGCTTCCATGTCCGACTCCCGAGCGGCGGCTGCTGCCGCATTCCGTTTCCTCCCATCAAAATAGAGTGAGCTGGCCGGTTTTCGTTTCCGCCAGCGGTTGAGACTGTTCCGGCGGCGAGGCAGGCACCGGCGGATCTGCCGGTACCTGCTCGGCCGCGTTCCGAAACAGAAGATCCATTTGCGCCCCGATGCGGCGGTAATGCCAGACATCTCGGAAATACATCGGCGTGTACCAGACCTGTGGGCCGTCCTTTGGCAGCAGGCCGTGAGCATCATAACTGGTAGTCGGCCGCACGATGGAGTCATCAATGACAACATAGCCGGGGCAGCCGAGCAAGCTAAGCTGGATGTAACACATACACCCGGCGAGGAAGTCTATGTCCTGCGCCACAAACAGTACCGAGGTCTGATAGTTGATGTGCTGTCTCTGGCACTCGTTGGCAAATGCAATCAGCAGCGCACCAGCACCGCAGGCGGGATCGCTCACGGATATCCAACCCTGCTTTTCTATCCGTGCCGCCATATCGGGGCCATAGGTAATTGCGGACATCGCCCTGCAGATATCGTACGGAGTGAAGAATTGTCCTTTCCATTCGTTCCCAAGGCCGAGCGCCATAAAAAGCTCACCAAGGAAATCCTGCTCCTGGTCGCGTTCCAGTTCGGCTACAACCTCAAACAGCATATCCGCAAAGACTTCCAGCTCCTTAGCGGAATACTTCTCTGCGCGGCTGCGGTATATTTCCTCCCTGGCCTTGACCTGCGGACCACCCATCGTGTTGGCGATTGCAATGGCCGACATGATGATGAAGTCCTGCCAGATGTCCCAGCGGGAATACTTCCCGCTCAGCCCTTCTATGAGGCGGACGATATTCTTCTGACTTTCCCCTCTGACGTGCCGCAGGGCGTTCCCCATAACTTAGCCCTCCTTGTTCGCCGCTTTCAGCTCTGCGGCTTCGCGCAGCTGCGGAGCGGCCGACTTGACGGCGGCTTGGTATCCGGCGTCATACCCACGCTTCCACACGCGGCTGAGGTAAGCCGCAAGCGCCACCTTGTCCATGTGCTTGATGGTCTTGTAGTCCTCAC